TTTTGAGGAACGGAATAATGCCCTGGGTTGTACGTTTGGGCTTTCCGTTAGCTCCGAGGGTAGAAGATTTTACGCTAAAGATAGAAGCCTTTTCGATCTCGATAGCGTGGAGCTCAAGAGCTTCTCGCTTTTTCTCCGTGTAAGCATCTCCAGTACGGAGGCGGGTCTTTCTGGCCGTACGAGTGATGCTTAGAGGCGTACGAAAGATCTGAGTATTGTTATCATACTCAGTAGGATCGTATGCAATAGCATCCGGCATCTCAGCACCTTCGGCATTGGCGTTGCCGATAACGTCGATGCTAAGAGTTGATGCTGTAAGGTTCGCTGTTGCAGCATTGTTAAACAGACGAAGTGCGATGAGGCTTTGTGTACCATTCATGGTCACAAAGTTTACCTCACCAGGTACTTCGCTATTGTAGCCGTCGGGTTGGTATACCTGAGCAGTATGTCCACGACGAAACTCAGAAGCTGTTTCTTCTGCTACCTGCACATAAACCACGCTACCAGAGTTTTTCCCGCCAGTTGTAGCGGTAGAAAGACTGGCATCGTCAAAGATGTCTGTAACATCTCCAGACTGTTCTGGTAGACCTTTAGTCCACCAATGGTAAACAGGATCATCTGTAGCCTCAGAACCAAGCATACTGTTGATAGCAGTAAGAGGTGCCGAGCCGTTTGGGTAGAGGCGAAGAACAGTCTGTCGCCAGTTTTCAGGACGTTGATTGGCTACCCAATCACCGTTACCTCTCATTCCGAGGAAAGCCATTGTACTATACTATTTGTTTGTATGAGTGAGTATGTCCTCGCTGTTAAGCTGACGAATCAGTTGGAGACTTATGCCAGTTGATGCCGTCGCTTTCAAAAACTACCGAGGCCTCACTCGTAGTCATAGAAAGCTCAAGGGTTTCATCTGATCCATTGCTATAGTCAATCTTAATTCCTCCAGATCCAGGAACGTTGATTGCCTGTATAATGAATCTAAATCCTGCAGCCTCTGAAACATTTGGTAGGTTTACAGGAGTCTGTGGTGTAGCGCCATTCACGAAGATATGGCGCTTATGTAGAGGGATGTCTACCGCAGGAGTACCTGCAGGCACGAACATCTTTTTGTCACGGCTTTGCCGATCTTCAAAGTAGCCGGGACCGCTCATGAGATTATTTGGTCAATTTGTTTCTGTTGATCACTGCGAGTGTCACTTCCTGCTCCGCCCCGACCTCCACGAGGTTTTCTGGCAGTTTTAGGTTTTTTGGAAGAGTTACTGTTTTGGCGCTGTTTTTCAAGCTCAGTAGCCTCTTTATCTAATCCAAGCTCTTTTCTAACTCTTTGAGCCGTTTCTTGAAGCTGCTTTTCAAGAGGCCAGTCAGGATGTTCTGACTGAACTTGATTAGCCATCCATCCAGTAAACTTAGGCTTTTTCTCAATCAGATCTTGATTATCTTCACGCCAAGAGCTGATTACTTGCTTCTGAGTTGTTTGGCGTTCTACAGTTTTATTTACTACATCAGGGATGTTTTGGAGAACAGACTGTTCTACAGCATCAATGAGGCGATTAACAAACGTGTTAAACTCTTCTCGATTGTTAAGAGCCTGCTCGAATTCAGAATCATCTTCGAAGAACTCAAGGGTTTCAGGCGCTTCCTCGGTCTCTTCAGGTTCGTTGGACTCTTTTTCGCCACCTTCTTTAGCTTCTGCAAGCTGTTCTTTTAGGTTAGCTACTTCGTCTCGCAGCTCTTGAAGAGGGTCAGGTTCATCGGACCCTTCTTCTTCTGGTTCTTCAGAACCCTTTTCTAACTCTTCAGAACTTTCAACAGGCTTTTCTTTAGGGTCGGTAGATTTTTCCTGTTCTTCTTCCTCACTTCCATTCTCAGACTGAAACCCAGCAAGAATATTATCAATATGGCTTTGCTGTTCTTCATCAGCCACATTTTCGTGTCGATGAGCTTCTTCAGTAGAAGTTTCTTCTCCAGAGGAAACCCCTTCTTCAGAGTTTTGTTCTCCACCTTGAATCTCTTCTCCAGCTTTAGCTTCTTCGCTCATCTTGTTGGGTTTGTTTTAGTTCAATAAGCATGTTGAGTACGTTTTGCAGATCATCTGCGACTGCTATACAGCCACGCGAAAAGTCTGCATCTCTTTGTGAAACACCTTGAGATTCAAGCCGTCTCCGGTGGGCATCAGCTAACTCTTGAAAGTGAGCTAAAACATCAGCCCATCCAGGTTCCTGTTGCAAACGCTTCAGCTCCGAAACTGAGGCGTTAATAATGTCCTTGTCTGTGTTTTCCATCTTTTTATTTCGACCGTTGGTTAAGTGTATGTATGAGAGTTACCAATGTCAAGTTCCTATACAAGTTAACCTTGGACTGGACGAATATCACCTTGTCTACGCAATTCTTCGGCTTCTTGATCAGGAACCACTTGTGGTTGCTGTCGCATGAAGGCATCAAGGTTAGAGGCGCCGAGCTGTTTGGCAATATGCTTAAAGATTCTTGGGATTGAAAAACTTTGCTGAAGTTCAGGGTTTTGTCCAAGAATCTGAAAAAGCTCTACCCAAAGTTGTGCATCTTCTTTTCCTGGGAAAGCAGCCGTAAACTCATTCACGTCATAGTCAACTACCAGATCAAGAGGGTTTGCTTGAATACGACCTCTATCAGCTTCCAGCCCATAAATCTCTTCATACCTTTGCTTAGTCTCACCTGTCACACGAATATAGTCCTCGAGCTCCATCATTTGCTGTACATTCTCAGCAAAATGCGCAGCTATAGGTTGCATAAACTGCATAGCCACATTCTGCGCCGGACGCTCCAGGCGAGAAAGACTTGAAGACCTTACGCCTTGAATCTCCTGTGCAGAAATCCTTGAAGTCCTCCTTGGAAGCCTCCCCTGAACCTGGTCGGTAGCCCCTGTAGCTTGCTGTGCATAATTCTGCAAGATCTGAGCTTCTTGGATATTCTGCTGCGTCAGATCTTGAACCTCCAGCTGTTGAATCGCTTTATCTACTCCAGCCTTACCCCACGCTTTTTTCCTCATTCTAATAATCTTACCTGGACGAGGATCATTTACATCATGGATATTTACCAGACTTGGGTCTACAACAAGATTATTATTAACACTCCTCTTCAAATTTTCAATATGCGAGGTATAAAGAAAATCAATAAGCCTCTGCATCTCATCTACAATCCCCATCTTTGATGGAGGAGCTACACTATACCCATCAAACTCAGGAGTACCAACGGCCACAGGGAACTTACCATGCCTCAGACCAACTGGCCCAGCGTCAATAATAACCCTATCCCCTGCCAGAGCGAACATCCACTTTTCAGGATACTCACTATCCCCCAGATCCCAATTCCTGGGAATAATATCCATATACATCCAGATTATATCAACTGGATTATTTGCATCTGTATAATGCTGATCATCTCCATCGGGCCTATCGTGCAGCGTCTTCAACACCGAGCTTTCTCCATCCAGATCCTCAACCTGAAAATACTTCACATTAAAGAAATCCCCCCCACCCTCTGACCTTAGTAGGTTCATCAGATTATCCCTATCAATCCAACCTACAAACTCCCCTTCTTGAATTTCATGCCCTGCCACACCAGGGTCAGGAAGATAACGATAGGGATCAATATTTATAAGATCATTTCCCTCCTCTAAAAGCTGATACTCACTTTCAACCCTCTTTTGACCTGTAGGCTTAAAAAGCCCTGCAATACGATCAAGGATACCAACTTGCCTCAATACCGTCTTCTTTCCATACTCTTGAGACCATTGGGTTCCTACAGCACCTGTACCATAAGCAAACATATCTCTCCAAGCTGTATGCAGCTGTAGCCCAAGAGTGTTTCTATGCACATGATTCTGTACCACCTCAGTAAGCAGCTTAGCCCCAACCACATCCTCAGGGCCTGTCCCATGATACTCAAACACAGGATTCTGCAAAAAAGCACTTGTAAAAAAGGTGAGTATTGTCTCCAGCATAGCATAGCTAACTGGCATAACAATCCTATCTACTTTCTCATCTTTATCACCTTTCCCCGCACCCTCAGACGGGGAGCTACTCATATAAACCTCAGAACGAGTATGCCCTTTGTCAAAACTATAAAACTTCAGATTTTTATCAATATCTCTCCAATCTTTATGCCTTTGAGACATGAAGCGAGCACTTTCCCGCGCCCTATGCAGCACCTCTTCTTTTAGAGTCTCATGAAGCTCATACCCAGGCCTCAAATCAAGCCCATTCGGATAATCATAGTTAAACCTTGAACTAAGCTGCTTAAGCTCAGATTGAGAGATCCGAGTTTTATTTCTCTTATCACTATTAGGATCAATGTTTATAGGCATAATCAGGACACTTCATTGTATGAAGTAGCAAAACGGTGTATCTACTGGATGATGTTTATCTCTCTTAGTGTCTCGAGGGCTTGGTTTAGTTTTGATATAATTTGAGCTGTAGTGGCTGAAGTTGTAAGGTTTGATACAACTGGTGGTGTTTGGTATTCTTCTACCTGTTTGCTGGAGTTTGAGACAAGGATTGAAGTTGTGGCTGAGCCAGTCGTAAAAGCAAGGGATTCTGAGACTACAGTACCTTCGGTTTCGAGGCCGTTATAGTCCTCGTCTTCATACAAAAACGGGCCTTGTGAACCTATCCATACTCTCTTTTTAGCCATTAGTTGAATACTCTGAAGTTTTGGAGGGGGCTGTCGTTATAGTGTTGCTGAAGTTCTTTAAATTCCTCCTCAACGTCGCTGGCTGTTTCGTTAAACTCATTAGGTCCAGGGGAGGGGCTGAGATAACGTTCTCCTTTTTCAAGAATCTCTGGAATGTAGCCCAAAGGGTCCATAAGAGACCATTCTTTTGCGTTTGGGAAGCTGAGGAGTTGCTGTTCAAGAGGATCACAGACTCCACTTTTGTTGTGGTATATAAGACCTTGGCGGTAGAAGTCTACGAGGCCTCGAACACGAGCGACCTTTCCTCTTTCGTTTCGTCCCTCACGGGCTTGGAGCTCTACGAGGGGAAGTGATATACCACGTTGCATGAGGAATGTTTGCAAAGGATGGGTTACAAATTCATGTAGACCTGTCACCTCTACAGCCAGGATGTCTGCTTCGATAAGGCGGATGACGCGAGCTATTTCGTCATACATATCCTCGGGGTTTAGGCGAGCTGAGACACATTCTCGGATGAAGATTTTGTGGCTGTACATGTTAGCTCCAACTCCAACGATACCGCTGGGGTTTGAGCGTAGATGGGCTGTTCGAGAAGGGTCTACTATTACTATGTTGTCTACGTCAGGGTTTATGTTTAGGCTTTTATTTCCTTCGCTGTAGTAGTCAAAAAACTTTGGCTGGAATGCAGCATCTTCTCCACCTACGTTAGGGTTGTTTCGGTATTCTTTGTAGAATACGCTGAGCTCGCCATCTTCTTTAAACCTTTCGTAAAGCTGTCGCACCTCTTCATCAGACATGAAGTTAGGTGCATTTGAGTTGAAGTTATCGTCGCATATCTCAAGAGATACTGATTCCCAGTTAGGGGAATCGAGGAGGTTCATGAGTAAGCTGTCTTGATGCAGTATTGTGCCAAGGACTATGATTTCCCAATTATCTGAACCTCGGTCGATGCAGTTGAGTAAATCGCCGTAGAACCAACTTTTTTTCTTGGTTCGCTGGTCTGGAGAGTCCATGTCTTCTGGATCTTCCAGGTCGTCTACGACGATGAGGTCGGGGCGATGGTCTCGGAAAAGTAAGCCTCGGATTTGTGTCCCTGCGCCGCGCGGGCGAATCATGGTTTCATGAGAGCCTACTTTAGTAATCCATTTTTCTTTAGACCAAACCTCGCCCTTGATATCGCCGTAAAGCTCTTTTATTAATCTGTTTTGGGTTAGTTTGTTTTTGAGATTTTCAGTTTGGTCAATTGCGTTTCCCTGGGAAAGTTGAACAGGGACAATGTAGTTTTTGCGTTGGAGGAGGATTGATACTGCTGGAAGGAGTAAGTTTACTATGCTGGTTTTGCCGAGTCCGCGTGGTACGGCTATAGCTTTGCGCTGTGCATCGCTGTTATCAATCAGGTTAAAGATCTCATCGTGAATCTTGTCAAATGGTCGGCTGAAACGTTCAGGGAATAAAGCT